TGTTGGCAACCAGTACGGAAATTGCGGATGCAACCAGAATAACTGTTGTGGAGTAGCGTGAGGAGGTGACGCATATGGCTGAGTATTCAGCAAATGCGGTGCAAACCGTTAATCCAGGTGAATCCGTTATTTTTACAAACACCTTCGCACCCTGCTCAAGGGGAGTAGTTCGGCATAGAGATGATACCGGATCATTCCTTGTCGCTGGCGGTCCTATTCCCAGACGTAGGTGTGGCTGTCTTGCGTACAATGCGTACAATCCAGTCCTTGTGGAGTTCGGCGCGAATATTGCTATTCCGACAGGCGGAACTGTAGGAGCAATCTCCCTCGCACTGGTCGTTGATGGAACCACGGTTCCTGCCAGTACGATGATCGAGACTCCTGCAGCCGTGGAAGAGTATTCAAATGTAGCTGTTGCAGTTAGTGTCCCCGTATGGGTTGGCTGCTGCGAGACAATTAGTGTGAGAAATACTAGCGATCAGCCTATCCTGGTTCAGAACGCCAATATTATCATCACACGTGATAACAAAGCGGTTGCGGGCTTTTAAGAAAGGGGGTATGAAATATGGATAAGCTTTCAATGGATACACTTGAGATGCTTGAAGAGCAGATTAAGACAGTTCTTAAGAAGGGCGATATTTCTCCCCAGGAACTCTCTGCTTTAAAAGAAGCATGGGAACTTCGAGCCATGATCAAATGCTCGGAAGAGATGGGTGACGAATCATACGACATGATGCCTAGATCTTATATGATGGATCCTAAATACATGGATCCGCGCCAGGTTTCCTATGAAGGCGGAAGCTATCGACGTGGAAGATCCATGACGACCGGTCGTTATATGAGTCGCGAGGATGGCTATAGTAGCGGAGGCTACAGCGGCCATAGCATCAAAGATCGTATGATCGCTCGGCTTGAAGGTATGTACGACGAAGCCAAGAGCGAACACGAGAGGGAAGAGATCCAGAAGGAAATCAGAAGGATTGAATCCGAGAAGTAATTAACCGCGAGAGGGATGGCATAAACTGCTGTCCCTCTTTTTTATGGAGGTAGATATGAACCCTGAATCTCAAATGGTACTCACCGCTATTATCACGGCATTAACCTCGTCAGGTGTCATGTCCTTTATTATCTACCTTATTCAGCGAAGGGATAAGAAACGAGAGAAAGAAGAGGCTAATAATTCTGCTCAGAGTAGGATGCTTCTTGGGCTCGGACATGACAGGATTATTTATCTGACAGACAGATTTGTCCGTCGCGGTGCAATTACTTTAAAAGAAAAACGAAACTTAAAATTCCTCTGTGACCCCTATTTCGATCTTGGCGGAAACGGAGATTGTAAGATCGGTTACGATGCTTGCGATAAGTTACCGGTAGTTTCAGAAGATGAAGCCGAAGTCATGGATGAAAGGCTTAGGAGAAAGGAGTATGGGTATGAAACTGAATAACAAAACTTATGATGTTCTAAAGTGGATTGCGCAGATTCTTCTTCCAGCCCTTGCTACTCTGTACTTTGCCTTGTCTAAAGTATGGTCTCTTCCGTATGGAACTGAGGTTGTAGGAACTATCACGGCAATTGATGCGTTTCTTGGCGCTCTTCTTGGGATCAGTTCCGCTCAGTACAACAAGGACCCGAATTCTGGGGGTGAAGAATCAAAATGAACGTAATTTACTATGAACTCCCAGAATACGGTGATGACGTGCTGATGCATCATGGCCGAAAGGGCATGAAGTGGTATCAGCATATCTTTAGTGCGGCTAAGACTGCTGGTGGAGCTGTTGCTTCTGGCGCTAAGTCTGTTTATAAGACCGGACAGAAGGTTCGAAACGATCGGATCGAAAAAGCCAAGACCAATGCTATTAACACCGGCAACTACGAGAAGATAAAGAAGTATGAGAAGTACATGTCTGACACTGATCTTAAGAAAGCCCAGACACGTATGGAATCTAATGCTAAACTTAGAGATCTTCAAAGAGACGCTGCACCTAGCACGAGTGTTCAGAAGAAGATCGACAAAGCTGTTCGTAAGGGCGACTTTAAAAAGTTGATGAAGCTCGAGAAGCGGATGTCTGACAAAGATTTCAAGGCGGCCTATGATCGACTCGATACAAGGCGAAAACTCAAGGACATGAACGATCAGAGAGTTCTTGAAAAGGGTATCAAAGTCATAGAAACCATCGGTCGTGTTGGTAGTGCGGTTCTCACTATTAAACAGGTTTCCGCCGGCCTTAAGAAAGCCAAAGCTGACAAAGCAGAATCGGAAAAGAAGCGAATGGAAGCCGACGAAGCTATGAAGATCCTTAAGAGCGGCCAGAGTAAAGGCTATCAGAGCGCTATGGATAATCTAGCAAAGGAAGCAGCCCTTAATGTAATGAAGAATGAGTCCGAGGGAACTATTAAGGAGCGGACTCGTAAGGCTAATAAAATCTATAACGATTTTAAAGCTGCACAGTATAAAGGTATATCGGATAGAAACGAGAGAAAAGCTGAAGCAAAGGCCAAAGAAGAATCTAGACAAAAGCAGTTAGCCGAAACCGCAGCGTCATTAGAACGCCAACGCCTGGAAGAAAATCTGAGAGAAGCGAAGGCCGCAGCCGAGGAGAAACTTCGAAAGAAAAGATAGAAAGGAGTGATAGCCAATGCTTTCTAACACGGCTACTCCGATCTACTATGGAATGTTTCGCGACGCTGTAATGCGAGGAGAGATACCAGTCAATCAAGAGATCTCCATGGAGATGAATAGAATTGACGATCTCATTCGCAATCCGGCGGTTTACTACGACGATGAGGCGATTAATGGTTGGGTTAAGTTCTGCGAGAACGAACTTACCTTAACCGATGGATCTGATCTGCATCTTCTTGATACGTTTAAACTCTGGGCTGAACAACTCTTCGGATGGTATTACTTTGTTGAACGAAGCGTGTATGTACCGAACGAAGATGGGTATGGCGGCAAATATGTAACCAAACGAATACGAAGAAGGCTAACCACTAAGCAATATTTGATTATTGCTCGTGGCGCCGCTAAGTCGATGTATGGTTCGTGTATTCAGTCGTATTATGCTACGGTTGATACATCCACAACATCTCAGATCACAACAGCTCCTACTATGCGTCAGGCGGATGAGATCATGTCTCCGTTTAGAACTGCTATAGTAAGAGCCAGAGGTCCTTTGTTTAAGTTCCTGACAGAAGGATCTTTGCAGAATACTACCGGATCCAGAGCCAATAGAGCGAAACTGGCTTCCACAAAGAAAGGGATCGAAAACTTTTTAACCGGGTCGCTGCTTGAAATACGACCCATGTCTATCGACAAACTACAGGGATTCAGACCTAAAGTTTCCACCATCGACGAATGGCTTTCAGGTGACATCAAAGAGGATGTTATCGGTGCCATTGAGCAGGGTGCTTCCAAGAATGATGACTATGTTATCGTTGCTATGAGCTCCGAGGGTACGGTGCGAAATTCTGTAGGTGATTCCATCAAAATGGAGCTACTTGACATTCTTAAGGGAAAGTACTCGGCTCCTCACATTTCTATTTGGTACTACAGACTTGACGATGTCAAGGAAGTAGCCCGCCCAGAGATGTGGTTGAAGGCTAATCCTAACCTGGGAAAAACCATCTCTTATGAAGCATATCAGCAGGACGTTGAGAGGGCTGAGCATAACCCCTCAGCGAGGAATGATATTCTTGCCAAGAGATTCGGTATTCCTATGGAGGGTTATACCTACTACTTCACATATCCCGAAACTATACCTCATCCAAAGAAATCTTATTGGCAGATGGATTGTGCCATGGGCATTGACTTGTCCCAGGGCGATGACTTCTGTGCATTTACCTTCTTATTCCCTCTTGGAAACGATGCATACGGCGTAAAGGTCCGCAGTTATATTTCCGAACGAACAATGATGAAACTACACCGATCGATGCGAGATAAGTATGAAGAGTTTCTGGAAGAAGGAACGCTGATGGTAATGCCAGGAACGAACCTGGATCTGCAGCTGGTCTATGACGACCTTGAGAGATTTATCGACTATGAGTGCTGTTACAATGTTCGCTGCGTAGGGTACGATCCATACAATGCCAAGGAGTTTATTGAACGTTGGTGCCGGGAAAACGGGGAGTTTGGAGTAGAGAAAGTAATACAGGGTGTTAAGACAGAGACTGTTCCTCTTGGCGAATTAAAGGACCTTTCAGAGGATCGAAAACTGCTCTTTGACGAGAAACTCATGTCATTTGCCATGAGTAACTGTATAACCCTGGAAGACACTAATGGAAACAGAAAGCTGCTTAAGAAGCGCTATGAGGAGAAGATCGATAATGTCTCCGCTTTAATGGATGCTTGGGTGGCTTATAAACTTAATAAGGATGCATTTGGGTGATAGGAATGAACTTATACTATGAAACGGATTATGGTCCTACACTACAGCACGCCGGTAATGGAAATGGGCAACGTAGGAACCATAAATACATTGCTCGTGTGAAGGAAGGAAATAGATACAGATATTTCTACTCACAGGCTGAGATCGCAGCTTACAAGGCGGCAAAGAGTGTCGGAGGAGCAGCTAGGGCTGTGGGAAATGCTGTTGCTAATAGCGGAGTTGGTAGAGCTATTGGCATTGGCGCTGAAAAGCGGATGAAAGACGCGCAGGCGATGGCGGCACGTAAACAGGCTGAATCCAACATGGCAACTAAAAAATTTCTGGCACGAACAGACGATGATAGTTCTGGCCAGCGCGAAGAACAGATGAAAAATGACCGTCTGTTTGGTACCCATACCGCCCGATATTCCAGATACGACATGGCTAAGAAAGCAATGGACGCGTCTAGAAAGGCTGATCGGGAAGCTTATGAGGCAAAGAAGGCTTATAACAATTCTCTGATCAAGAAAGCTAAAGATGCTGGTAGTAGTGCGGCAAAGGTAGGGAACAACGCACTCAGGGCCGCGACTAAAGTCGGAAATCAAGTGGGAAAAGCTGCATCTGATGCTGGAAGACAGGTAGCAAGAGCTGCATCCGACGTTGGCAGACAGGTTACGAAAGCTGGAAGTCAGGCCGCTAATGTAGTTAGCAAATATGCAAGTTCTGCTCTTAAAGATATTCAGGGTGCTGGTAAATCTATTCAGGAAGGTGCCTCTCAGGTTGCTAAGAGCGTTTCTAAAGTCGGATCGCAGGCGGTTTCTTCTGTTGCTGGTGCTGGAAGTAAAGCTGTCAATGCTGGTAAATCGTTCATTGCCGGATTGTTTGGTAAAAAGAAGAAATAATAGGAAAATCATAGTGGTGAATCTATATTTTCATGTTCAAAAGGAGGTGACGTCGTGAGGGTAAGCTGGGATAAACCTGGAAGTAGGATTTTTCAGACGGGAACAGATCGAGGCGTACTGTATAGTTATTTCGAAGATGAATACACTAACGGCGTTGCTTGGAACGGACTCATTTCTGTTGGAATCAATGCAGAAGGATCCGGAGCATTCGAGGGCAAACTACATAGACGTGGAATCAAGAAGGGTATTGAGCAAGGCTATACAGAGTATGTTGGGAAACTATCTTGCTATACATATCCAGATGAGTTTGAACCGTGTACTGGCTATGTAGAAATTATACCTGGAATGTACATGTCACAGCAAGATAGACCTTTGTTTGGTTTGTCTTACAGAACCATGCTTGGAAACGATATCGAAGGTGTTGAGTTTGGTTACAGGATTCATTTGGTTTACAACTGCCTTGTTACGGAAGACAGCCATGACTCATCCACCATTGGCGAGGATGCTCAAGCTGCCGAAATGAATTACAGCTTCGAGACGTTTCCTGTAGAAACCGAACTCATGGAAAACCCATCATCCGAGGTCGTCTTTGATTCACGAAAACTAACTGCGGAACAACTTACGACACTTGAGGATATTCTCTACGGTACTGAAGTGTCTGAACCAAGGCTTCCGTACCCAGATGAATTGGTTGAGATTCTAAAGATAGACGATGAGCTCTACCCCGCTAATGACTTATATCCTGGCGAAACCGATGGTAGTAACTTATCTGATATTGCAATAGAAGAAAATGCAGAGGGCGTTTGATAGGAGGATTTATGGCAGAATACGAGCGAATTAATTGGGAAGATGTGCCTTCAAAAATTACCCCTGTTAACGCTGAAAATTTGAATAAAATGGACGAAGGCATCGACACGCTTGCCCGAGAGTTAGCATATGTCCGTACCTTGGTTAATTTAAATACAGATACTGGTAACTCGTTGGCAGCCAGAATAAGTGCTTTGATACGACTTGCCGATGGAACGACCACTGGGGATGCCGAACTTGCGGATGGAAGAATCGCCTATAACGGCGTTACTTATGAATCCATTGGTGATGCAATTAGGGCGCAGGTCATAGATATTAAAAACGAACTCGCTGAAAGTTCCTCAACATTCTCAACATCTCTCGACTCTATAGTTGCAAAACTAAATAATGTTGAGTTATCTGTTCTCGGAAAGGTCGATGGGGCATATGTACAGGACGGATACCTGTACATGACCGCAAACGATGAAGTAGTGGTTGGACCGCTCGGACCTTTCTCCGGTGAGGGAGGAGGCGGGAGCGGAAATGCCGCAGTCCTTACTGTCACGAACACTTCTGGATGGCTCGCCAAGACCATCTCGTACGGCACGGCCTGCCCTATCTCCATCAACTGGACATCTCTTGAGGATGAAATTCAGACAGGCCCAGGTATGCTGTCCATCATCGTGAACGGTGCAACGAAAGCAGTTAGAACTGTACAGCAGGGCGATATCACCCTTGACGTCAGCACATTTCTTA